CTGGGGTAGCTGGTTTACTGCCATCCCTTACAACTTGCGCTCTGAATTTGCTAATATTTACGTCTGACATTATGTAGTTGGTTCTATTCCTAAATCGTACAATTCAATGTTTGCCGTTCCCGTTCTGCAATTTAGCTGATAACTAACAAGCGCCCAATAACGGTCGTTAAATAAAAACGCTCTGAATGGGTCAATCGGTCTACGTTCCAAAGTTGCCAAAACTCGGTAATTTGTTCGGCCCTTCAAGTTAGCCAATTCTTGCACGATAATATCCAACAAAGGCATATCCTCAACCCCATCTCTCGACCAGCCTTCAGAAACCTCGTTGTTTAAATTAATCAATTGAATTGCTGAGGCCGAGTTGCTCGTAATTGCGTCTCCAATGTGCGTATTATAGTCGGGATGCACGTTTGCATAAGGTGAGCCAGTAACCGCTTTAACGCCAAGCTTAGCCAAAGATAATCCGTTGGTTTTCTCAATTTTTAGAGAAAAATCGTCGTATCGTACAACGTATCTGTTGGCCGTGCCTCCATTGCAAATCAATTGATAAAGTCTAATTTCAACCTCTCCATCAACTGGGACTAAAACGTTATTAATTGCAATGCTATTCCAAACCGAGCCAGCGGTAACCGCAAACTCCATTATTGTGCTAGTAACCGTCCAATCAAATGTATTCGCCCCAGTTCTAGACAAATATTGGTCGCCAATCTTAACCATTAAGCCAACCGCGTGAGCAAAATTTGGCGTTACTGGATGGGTTGAGCTTACTCGCTCGACCATATATTTAAAGGTCAAAGAAATAGTGTTGGCTGTTTCTTGTGCAATTGTAATGGCTCCGCCTGTGCTATTAGAATTGGCAGAGATGTAGCTAATATCAGGGTCGTCAACTCCATCTGTTGTGGTTGTCGTCCAAATTTGTACATATTCGCCACTTCCGTCCGCGACATATTGCACCAAAGCCGTAGAACCACTTGGAACGCTTGCTGGTTGATTGCTTGGAATTGCATTAACGTAATCCCAAAGCTTTAATTGGAAAATGCCGTCGTAAGGCGAACCAACTCCATTTAAATTCCATTCGGTTTCTTCAAACTTAGCATCAAATACTCCGCCTTGGCTATCTTGGTCTAGAATACCCAAGTTTAGGAACGAGTTGAACTCGGTAAATACACGTCTTGCAGTTTCCTCGGGGCGGTTAATGTCCGCGTTGATATCGTCGCCATTTATAATAGTTTGTGTTGACTCAATTGACGTGTCAGGGTTGAACGTATACGCTTTATAATCCGTTTTAATGAACTCATTTAGTCGGATAACATAAAACTTATCTTTCCATAAGAAAACGCGGCAAAGGAACGGATTTACCATTCTCTCAATCGTATCCTTCAAGTAAAGTTGTTCGTTTTCAATCCTTATGCCGTTGCTAAACTTAGCCGTTTCTCCATCGGTATAAATTGCGTTTAAAGGGACGTTAAATTGTCTAAAAACGCTTTTGTCGGAATCCATTCTAGTCTCATGGATTTCACAACCAACAACGACTTGGCGCTTGTCGATAAAGCTTTGGTTTAAAGCTCCAACGATTGCAGAAATTGCTTGCGTTCTTGGGTCAGGCCAAGAGCTAAAGTTTGAGCGAATAGAATCCAAACCTTTTAATCCGTCAATTGCGGTAAAAGAGAAAAGCTTAGGCCCGCTCGTAAATGGTGAGGTAATAAAATCGGGGGCAATGTAGCCAGTAAAGAAAGCTTGCAAGCCTTCGAACAAATTGTAGTTAATTCTATTAGTTCCGCTTGTTGCACCAACTACAAACGTATTTTCTCCAAATGCAATTGATTCAAATGTTGCATCGGAAGCGGCTGGCGTTCCAGTCCAACTTTTCCCATCTGTTGAATAATAAATTCTATTTGTTCCGCTACTTGTAACGCCTACAAAAAAGCCGTTTCCGTAAGTGATTTGGAAAGGGTTAAAAGGATTTGTGGCAGTATTCCAATTAATTCCGTCCTCTGACCATTGGCCACCAGTTACAAATAAACCATTGGCAAAATAAACGCTTCTATTGATAAACGATGTGGCTTGCTCAGACCAATCTATTCCATCATAAGAGGTGAAAGTTGTGCCACCTGTTGAGCCTTCAGAAATCGCAACCCAAATTCCATTCCCATAAGCTACAGAGCTAAAATCGGGGTCTATTCCGCTATTTCTTGAGGTCCACGTTATTCCATCGGGCGAGGTCATAATTCTATTGCCCGTGCCAGTTCTAGCAACTGCAACAAATAATCCATTGCCATAAGCTACGTCTTGCCACCAATTGTTTGCCGCAGGCGTTCTAGCCGTCCAGTTTATTCCGTCGGGTGAACTAGCAGCAAATGCAGTTGGAACGCCTGAAACAATCGAGTATCCAACGCCAACAAATATTCCATTGCCAAAAGTTACATATTCAATTGTTAAGCCAGCTGGAACAGTACTCCAAGTAATTCCATCCGTAGAATAGTGAATTAAACTAAATGCTCCAACAAACAAGCCATTGCCATAAGTCAAAGACCTAAAACTTTGAGTAACGTTTACCGAAGTATAATTGGTAATGTCGTTATTAGCTCCAATTTGATTTAAAATAACTTTCCAAGTACGATTTCCACCAACTAAAAACTCGTTGAAATCTCCAGTTTCTCCAGCAATTGTAAAATCAACCGAAGAGCCAATTATTGTCTCTATCGGGTCATTTCCTGTATTTCCCCAGTTGTAAGTTATATTATTAATTTGTAAAGGAGTAACAGCGCCAGAATATCCAGTTCTTAGAATTTGCAAGTTCCAAACTAAGCCGCCATAATTGGTAGCATACCCCCCCTCATATTTTAAGCCGTAGTCATTAATAGGCGTATTTTGGCCACTTAGCTCAACGTACATTTTAACATCGTTAGACGGCATTGTATAGCTAAATGATAAAGACGAGCTAATAAACGAATTGCCTGGGCTAGAATACCAAAGTGCCGTATGAAATCCTGATTCGGGCGCAACTGCAATGGTTAGCGTATCGCCTTCGGTGTAGAATTCTAGAGGAGCTACTCCGTTAACTGTTATCGTACCAAGTCCACTTCGTACGGAAAGCAATAACCTATAATTGTTCATTTATCCTTTGTTTATCCTATCATTAGCCTGACCAAATACATAAACCAAATCTTGGCCTCTTACAACAAGCTCGCCGTTTAGGTCTCTGTTTTGCTGAAATAAAGCACCTTGGCCACCTCCAGCAAAAGAAGTTCCACCGCCAACTCCTGAGCTACCAACCGAAGACCCACCGCCGCCGCCGCCTCCACCTCCACCTTTAGAACCTCCCAAGCTTTTTGCTTTATTTGATACAAAACCAGCCAAAGCAACCAAAGCAATACCTGCTCCAATTGCGACCGCTGGATTAAGGGTTTTTAATGCAGTTTTTATCCCTTCTACTGCAAGACCAGTTGCAATGGCTAATTGTCCAAGTTGATTTAAAATACCAGCAATACCGCCAAGTAAAGCACCTCCAGCCGCTTTTAAAACATTGCCTCCGCTTGCTAAAGCGTCTCCAATTGCAAAAGCAACATCACCAAGTGTATTTTCTGCACCTTGCTCTAAAATTGCAAATGTTTGATTAATAAAAGCTTGAGTTTCTGACAATCTACTAACAAATGAATCTAAAGATGAAAATCCTTCAGCGGCTCCGTTTGCTATTGCTGCGTAAAATTGTTCTACACTTATCCCGCTCCCTTGTAATGATTGTTTTAAAACATTACTGGATTCTGCAATTGCATCTGTATTTTGTTTGTAAATACCTCTTGTTCTTGCGGCTCCTGATTCAATTGACACAAGTTGTTTTTCAATATCCTCAAAAAACTTGCCTTCTTGTTCAAGCTTTGCAAAGGTCAAAATACTATCTATTTTAGAAAAATCTTCAAAAGTCCTTTTAAGTTGTTTGCTTTTATCGTCAGTTTTACTTGATAATTCAAAAAAGTCAGACAACTCTAAATTTAAGTCGAAAAAATTATTTTTTAATTTCTCGGTTGCCGCATCGTTTTTAATTAACTCAGATTGTGTTTTTGGCGCAACTACATTTCCAAGTAAATTAAATTCTTTGTTAATTTCAACAATGCCTCTACCTAAATCAGCCAAAGCAAAATCAACTGTTCGGTCGCCAAAAATTTCAGCTAACGTTAAACCATTTTTATTTATTGTAATACCTCTTTCGGCAATTTGACTCATTAAAGACTCGCGTTGTTTTAAAAGAGAATTTTGCAAAGTTACTTCGTTAGCCTCTTTCTCAAGAATGTCAAATCTTTGTTTGGCTAATTCAACTAACTTTTCTTCGATTGCAACGGCTGAGGCTCTTTGAGTAATTGCGTTAACTACTTTTAAATAAGCATCACCCAAACCATTTGCTAATGCCTTTTCTTGAGTTATATTACTTAAAATAGTCGGATATTCTTCTTTTAATTTTTTATAGGCCGCAATCCTTATATTTTGTGGCTGGTTGGTATCTGTTAAAGCTCTATTTAATAAATCTAATTGTACTATTTCATCCGATGCACCTTTAGAGCCTTCTAATCTTGCTTGTCTAACTGCACCAAGAGAATCAACAACCTTTCTTAAAGTTTGATCAAAAGTTTCAGTTTCTTTTTCTAAATCCTTTGTTTCTTCTTTTGAATCAAAAACTCCCATTTGATAGGCAGTTAATGCGCTAGTAACTAAAGAAATTACTAAAAACAAAGCATTTCCAGGAGAAATTATTTGTGCAAAAGCCTGTTTAAGAGCAGCTCCTGTTGAAGTACTTGTGTTTCTTAATTCTTGAAAAGAGAAAGCTAGTTGTTGAATGTTATTGCCAACACCAATAATTCCAAAAGGAGCATCCTGAATAATTCTTGCAAAATCAACTCCAACAGCGTTGTAATTTCTTGTAGCTTTAGTTAAAGGCTCAATTCCAGTGCTTTTTAGCTCATTTAAAACGGCTTTTGTTTGAGCTAGTTTTGTATTTAAACTTTGAATCTCTGGTAAATCAGTTGCAGCCCTTAAAGCCTTGTCTAAATCTAAAGCTTGCTTTTCAAGTGCTCCAATAATTCCAACTGATTGCCCAAAGCCTTTTTTTAAGCCATCAATTACCGCTCCAATTTCAACGTCTATTCTTGGATTTGCCATTTCTTTCTAGTTTACTTGCAATTTCCAACAATTTCTTTGCTTTAGCAAAGTCTTGCTGTGTTGACTCAAAAGGCTTAAGCACATTATCCCAAGGCAAAGGCCAAATTTTATTTGCCTCTAAGTTAGCTCCTTTCTTTAAATGAGGTTGCAATCCAATTATTGCGTGGACTCGCATTGCCTCAATCATATCCTTTTGGTCGATTTCGTGGCCTTTTACCAATGCCTTTAACTCTTTCCTACTTAAACAAAAAAGCTGCTCATAAGGGATTTTTGTCCTACCTACGAGCAGCATTAAATTTTGGCGAGCGGAATAATCCTCGCTCTCGTATTCATTTATGTTTTTTTTTCTTGGCTTTCACCAACACCTAACTCCAAAAGCAAGTCAGCCAAAACATTGTTAAACAACATCATTACATCTTTACCCTCAATCCAAACTTTTAACTCGTCAAGGCTTACTGGATTTGTTGATTTACGTAAACAAGCCACTTTATGGCATTCGTGTAGTAAGGCATAAATCAAATCTATTTTAGGGATTGATTGACCAGTAAAAGCATCTGCAATTCCTTGTCCTGTAAAATCCTCAAAGTTTGCTAAAGCTCCCAAATTTGGGTAAAAGAAAATCTCTCCCTCTTTAAAAGGAGCTGAATGGTACTTAGCCATATATTTTGTTTAGGTTGGTATTACGCTAATTGTTGGAGCTCCAGCAAAGTCGAAAGTTCCAGAGAAAGATACTTGAGAGTTTCTTTCGGCTGTGATTTCAACAGAGTTTAACTGAGCGTCAACAGTAATGATTTTGTCACCTGATTCTGTGCCTCCAAATACCAATTCAAACACTTTACCGATGTCCTCCATCAAGTCAAATGCTGAAAGGTTAGATGCTCCAGTAGATGCAAAATCTAGGTCTCCGCTAAATGAGAAAGAACCTGATTTGTCTCCGCCTTCAAGTCTAACTCCATAGTCACCCGTGCAATCGTTTCTTACAACAACTGACTCGTTTGAAATGGACACAGAAGCGGAAGTTTTACAAACGACTGGAAGATTGTTCCACTCGAAAGTAAAGAAATTGCCTAATTGATATGTTGCCATTGCTTATTCGTTTTAACAAATATACATAAAATTTTAATTATCAAGACACCTGAAAAATATCGAGCGTGTATGATAATATTTTTTGGTAAGCGATTTGGCTGCTACCTTGCTCAATTTGAACACGAGAAAAGTTCTTTCTAATGTTTATTGCTTGCAAATCACCTGGCAAAACGATGTCCGTTAAATTCATTTTCTGCTGAATTGCATTGGAAATATTCTCAGAAAGTTTTTTACCTCCGTTGCCTTGTGGAAACTTAGTAATAATACTAATCTGAAAAGTTGCGTTTTGTCTAATAGAGCAATCATTGTTTGTTGTTTCCGCTTCGTTTTGGTCCGTAATTAATACGAACGCAGCCGAACCTTGGTAATTGGCTGGGTTAATGCTTGGCGGTAATTCCGTATCGTAAATTGGAATAGTAACTCCACTAAGCGTTAAAGGAGAAATTGCATTTATTATTGCAATACGTATGTCGGTAGCTATTTCTCTCATCCTAAGTCTTTGTTTATCTCGTTTTCAATATCGGTTACTAAATTAGCTGTATTCCTAAAAAAGGCTGGCATAAGGTAAGGCTGGCCAATAATACGTCCTTTTCCGTTTCTGTAATATGATTGTGCTAATGATCTAACTTCTTCAGAATAGGTTGGATTTTTTAATATTTGTTCCGCACTTAATCCTGTTCCAAATTCCATCCAAGCCTCCCATTGTTCACCACTTGTTGGAACGCTTAAACCAACATTCCAAAGTAATCCATTTTCAAAAACTTTTTTATCAATTTTTTGCCGAATAAAATTTAAATTAATTGTTGCGTTTCCAATTTGATATGAATTTGGTGCATTTCTGGTAGCCTCAATTTCAATGTCTGTTGCCGTAATTTCTAAAATATCTTTAACTGCATCTATTACTATTTGCTCTTGCTTATCAAGATCCTTTAAAGCCTTATCTAATCCTTTAACCTTTACACTCATACACCTACAGCAGTTATAATGTACTCCTTATGTTGTCTCTGGTCATTTAATTGTACGCCAGTAACCTTATAATACTTGCTTCTGTAAAGAATTTGATAATTTTCGCTTGGCACAAAAGAAACTCGGTATTGAATTC